ACGCAGGTCGTGGACGGCTGGACCGAGACCCTCAACCCGTTCGTGTGGGTGATCAAGCCGAACACCCGCCCGGCGGGGCCGTGGCAGGTCGGTGTGCGTGAGGACGACGAGCTCGCCAAGCGCGACACGGACGGGTCGGTCCTCGACGCCGACTTCGACGCCGGCACGGACACGAGCATGGACGTGGACGTGACGGCCGGGCAGTTCTGGACGACCGCGGCCGGTGAGTTCCCGTTCGACGTGAACGTGGGTGGCGCCCAAGTGACCGTGTCTGCGATCGGTGCCCCGGCCGGGAGCGTGCAGACGTTCACGGTGTCGGCGACCATCGCCAACGGTGTGAACAAGACGGTCACGGCGGGCACAGATGTGCGCCTGTGGCGCCCCACGATCCGATCCTTGTAGGAGACCACGATGTCCGACCTGTCCGCCGGTACCACCGTCCGTGCTGGCGATACCCCTCCCGCCGTGTCCGATGAGCAGTCGGGCAGCTACACGGTCACCATCACGACGTTCGGGATCACCGCGGCGTCGGGGTCGTACGCGGATTGCGGTGTCGCGTTCGTGGCGCCCACCACTGGCCGCGTGCTGGTGACGTGGTCGGGGCAGGTGGCCAACAACACGGCGGGCGGGGCGTGCGAGCTGTCCCCCTATATCCGTGAGGGCACGGTGGTCGGGTCCGGGACGGCGTTCCTGGCGTCGGTGATCGACAACAAGACCCGGCTCGTGTCCTACACCGGGGGCGCCATCCAGCACGCCGGGATGACGATGCTCGTCGAGGGGCTCACCCCCGGCGACGACTACAACGTGCGCCTCGACCACCGCGTGTCCGGGAACACCGGCACGTTCATCTACCGCAAGGTCGCCGTCATCCCCTGCTCGTGATGCGGCGATGACGTGAACCAAACCGCGCCGCGCGCCGGATAGATAGCCCCGCGCCACCCCATCCGTAGGCTTGCCTCATGGCCTGGGAGCAGCACGCCGGCAACTCGGCCGGCACGATGACCGGCGCCACCCGCAAGATCCTCCTCCACTCCACCGAGGGGACAACCATCGCGGGTGCCATCGGCGCCTACCGGCAACACAACTCGTGGCCACACCTCACCGTCGACTGCCGCAAACGACGGGTCGTCCAACACGTCCCCCTCGACCAGGCCGCCCGGTCCCCTCCGCAACGCCGCCGGTGGAGTGCAGACCAACAGGCAGGGCGCCATCCTCGTCCAGATCGAGCTGGTCGGCTCCGCCACCAACCCCGCCACCATCGGCAGCCCCGCAGACCTCGACTGGTTCGGCCGCGAGGTCATCGCCGTCATCGCCGCACGCCACCGGGTCCCCCTGACCTCCACCGTCCACTGGGCGCCCTACCCCGCCTCCTACGGCACCGGCGCCGACCAGCGGCTGTCGGCGGGCCAGTGGAACGCCTACAGCGGCATCCTCGGCCACCAGCACGCCCCCGAGAACGACCACGGCGACCCGGGTGCCCTCGACGTGCGCCGCATCCTCAGAGCAGCCACAGGAGACGAACCCGTGACCAACGCAGAGATGGCCAAGATCGCCAACATGGTCGTCGCCCGGATCGAGACCGAGCTCGACGAGCCACGTTCGGTGATTCGCCAGAAGATCCGTGAGCTCGCCAAGCTCGGGGCCGACGACGCCCTCGACGCCCGCGAGACCCCCCGATGCCAGCCCACCCGAGTGAGGCCCCGGCCGGTGAGGCGTGAGGACACAGTCCACCCGGACCCCGTGGACGACAGCCTGGCCGGCACTGAGGAACGCAGGCGTCGTGGGCGGTCGGCGTGTACTGGGGGAACGCGCACGTCCTCGGCCAGCCGGGCCCGACGGACTGGGGCGACGTGTTCCTGGTCGCAGCGTGCATGTCCCTCCCGCTGGCGTACCGGGCCGACGACCTCATCAAGGCCCGCATCAAAGCGGAGACTGGCGAACCGGTGTCATCGAACGGCGACGGCACCGACGCACCATCCAAGGTGCCGTGACCGGATGGGCCACGTCACAACCGGCCGCCGCGTGCCTCTACGTGGCCATGGCACTCGTCCTGATCGCCAAGGCCCTCGGATGGTGACCCGCGCCTGGCACTGGGTGCGCCTCCACCCGACCGTCGTGTTCGTCGTCATCTTCTCGGTGCTGGCCTTCCTCGGTTCCGCGACACCCGCGAGCAGAACGACAAGCTCCAGCAGGTCGTCGCCGACCTCGAAGCCGAGCGGGTCCAACGCCAGCTCGACCAGTGCGCCTTCACGGTCAGCTCGAGGGCCGAGGCCGAGGCCATGTGGACCGACATCCTGGTCCGGGCCGGCGCCGACGCCGCGACGATCGAGATCCTCCACGACGGCTACGACGACCTTCCCGAACCCGCGGGGGTGTTGATGCCCGACCCCGCAAGTCCGACTACGAGCGGGGCCACACCGCAGGCGAGATCGCCGCGAAACTCGACCGCCACGACGAGCACTTCCGGCAGATCAACGGGTCGATCGACCGGACCGCCGAGGCGATCGAGGGGCTGCGCCTCGACGTGCAGCGCCTGTTCGACCAGGGCGAAGCGGACGCACGTACCCGGGTCACCACGGCCGCGGCGCTGAAAGAAGCGGTCGACACCCGGCGCGGGTCGATCGCCCGCACCATCGCCCTGGTCGGTTCCGCTGTGGCTGTGGCGTCACTCGCCCTCGCCGTCTACCTGGCGACGAGATGACAACGATGGAGACCCCCTCATGCTGCTAGCCGTGAGTGCCATGGACCCGATGATCCAGTTCGTTTTCTTCCTGGTCGCGGTGATCCTGTTCGTCCTCGCCGCCCTCAACGTGTCGTCCCCCCGCGTCGGCCTGCTCGCCCTCGGCCTCGCGTTCTTCGCCGTGCCGTTCGCGTGGAACGCACTGGCGGAAGCGTGATGGGCGGCCTCTGGGAGAAGTACAACGCCCTACTGCGGGCCCTGCCGGCGCAGCTCGCCGCGGTGCAGTCGATCCTGACCGTCCTGGCGACCGAGCTCGTGCCGTTGCTGCCCGACAACGTGGCGTTGCGGGCGTCGGCGTGGCTGGTCCTCGCCGCGGGCTGGGTGGCCACCGCCGTCAGGGTCGTGTCCCGTGTGACGCCGGTGCCGGTCGAGGCACGCGGGCTGGTCCTCGACTCGGGTGAGCTGACCGTCGAGCACCACGCCGCGACCGGGCGCATCACCGGGAAGCGCACCGTGAGGGCGGCAGAGTCGTGACCCCGCGGCACCACCACGCGGACAGCCTCGACGCTACGCCTCCCACCTGGCCGAGATGGCGTCCCCGTCGACCTCGCCGACGCGGTCGCTGTCCTCGACGCGTGGCACCGCCTCGACGTCACCGGGGGCGCTCTCCACGACGACCTCGCCGAGTGCGTCGGCCTGATCGGCGTGGACGGCCGGTGCGGGGACTGCGGGCGACTCGTGCTCGTCGGGGCGTGGCGCCTGCGGTCGCACCAGGACGGTGGCTGCCTGCTCGCCATCCCGGTGGTGGGGACCGGGGTGTGGCTGTGGCAGAACAAGCTGGCGATCCGCTGGTGGGGCAGGCGATCTACCGGCGTCGGCGCCGTCGGGTGGCGGCCCGTGGCCTGCCTGCGACCTGGAACGGCCAGCACCCCGGCTAGCGTGGGCCCGTCGGCAAGGTCGGCGCACCAGTCCACGTGAAGGCTTGGCGGTCTCAGCGTGACGAACACCCCTCGGCACCCCACCCCTGCCCGAGGGTGTTCCGCGTCAGGGCGGGTAGACCGTGCCCATGGTCCTCGTGCTGTTCGTCGTGCTGGTCGTGGTCGTGCTGATCCTCGTGCTGCGCTGATCCCACCCGGCCGCGGGCACAGCGATCACGGCGACGACAGCCCCGAACCACAGGGGCACCGCGCCGGACACGCCGGCGTAGAGGCCGACGGCGATCGTGAACCAGCCGGCCACGTTGACCAGCGCACCGGCCGCGGTGCCGCGGGCTGACGGTTGCCGCGGGCGGACGGCACCGTTGATCGTCACGCTCACGGTTCCTGCACCTCGAGCATGTGCGGCGGCAGCCCACCCCAGGTGGACAGCCAGATCGTGCCTCCCTTGGCCAGCTGCGCCACTTCGATCTCGTTGGGCTTCCACGCCACACGGACGCACGGCATGCCCAGATCCGAGGCGTCCTGCGGAGCGGTGACGATCCCCACCGCCGGTTCGATCCCGACCGCCTGCTCTTCGGGGGCGGTGAACGTGGCGACCTTGCAGTCGTAGCCACGCCAGTAGGCGAGGTGGTCATCGGTGATCTGCTTGACGATGTCCATCAGTTGCCCTCGCAGGAGCGCCGGAAGGTGGACAGTTCGGGGTCCCACGACGTGATGCAGAACGCAGCGTCGAGGGGGTGGGGTTGTCGTCGAGGTCGGCGTAGAACATCGAGGGCTTGGCGCAGTGGCGCACTGCCGCCGTCCATGACTCGTTCGCAGAGACGCAGGAGCGCCTCCGTGGGGTTGCGTCCGGCGGCAACCTCGGAACCGTTGATCGGCCCAGTGGGCTTGGGCCGCCCGTCCCCGCCGAGCCGGTACCGGGACACGGCGAGCCAGACCGTGGGCTGTTCGTCGTCGCTGTAGCGGACCTGGACTTCGGCGGCCCCGGTGCGTCGGAGCATGTCCATGGCTGCGAGCGTCTTGGGGTCTGTGGTGGTGTCGCTCACGGTGCCCACACTTCGTCGGCGAGGATGCAGTGCCCGCCGTTCTCACCGGCCCACGAGTCGGCGACACGCACGATCTGCCAGCCTTCCTCGCCGGTCACGATCGCTTTGCACACGTACTCGGCCCGATTCAGGTACAGGCGCCGGTACTCGGGCGACAGCTCGTCCCACTGGTGGCCGGCGTCGGCGGCGAGTGCTTCGGCGGCGAGCTGGGTCGGGTACATCATGGGGCGGTCTCCGTGCTCGGTGGTGTCGGGGTCGTCTCTGGCGGCGTGGTGTCCGGCGGCGGGTCCGTGGGGGCCACGGTGGCCGGCGGGGTCGGATCGGGCGTAGGCGGCGACACAGGGGCCGTAGGGGCCACACTGGTCACGGTGGTGGCCGGCGTCGGCTTCGTCGTGGTCGTCGACGCCGGCCCGCCCGCGGGACCCCGTTGCGCCGGGATCTGACCGCGGGCGGGCGCAGCATCGTGCACCACGGGTGGAGCCGTGGCGCTGGCGGCCCCCGGTGTCGGCCGGGGACCGCTGTCCGGGCCGCCCCCTTCACGCCGCTGGGGAGGGCGTGAGCGGCCACGGAGGAACCGCCGGCCGGTAGTCGGGGGGCCAACCACCGCGACGGCACGGACGACCCGAGGCGGAACCCGAGTCGACCGGAACAGGATCGGGAAACAGGACCGTCCCGACCAGGAACATGGCGACCATCCAGTCCATGACGAGCAGGACGATCACCGGGGACCACCTGCCACGCTGCCGGGCCGCTGGCTGGGGGCGCCGCGGGCTCACGGCGGGCATCGGGTACGGCGGGGTCGGGACGTGGATGGTCTCGACTGTGCGGGCAGGAGATCAGTCATTCGCTCATCTGTGTCAGGTGTGGATGGGATCGGCGGCAGGGAGCTGGCAGGGGCTGTAGTTGCAGCGGTCGTTCGGTCCCGGCTCGTAGGCGTGGCGACCAGGTCCGACAAGCATGGTGAACGCCTTCTCCAGGGAGTAGGACGCCTCGGAGAGAAGGCGCTGAGCCTCCGTCAGCCGGTAGGTGCGCCCGTCTCCGTACGTGAGGTCGCTGAAGTCGACACGGGCCTTCTGCCCGATCGACTCGGCCAGCGACTGCACGAGGTCGACCAGCGGACCGACATCGTTCGTGAACATGCGGCGCTCGGCCATCACCCGCACGCCTCGTGCGCTGCGAGCTCGGCCGACGAGTACGCCGCCGCGCCCTCATCCGTGTGATGCACCGGGTCGCCCTCGTCGAGCAACAGGAACTCGTCGTGACCGGCCGACGCCGTCCGCCAACCATCCCACGCCACCAGCACGTCACCGAACTGGCCCGACCCGGCGACGGCCTCGAGCCACCCGTTGTACTGCTGGGTCTCGGCCAGCTGCGCGGGGCCACGGTGCGCCGCGCTGTTCTCGTCGAGGAGGGCCCACACGATCCGGCGGGCGCCAGTGGCGTGCAGGGTCCGCATGGCGGCGAGGGCGTTGCGCCGGGCGGTGTCGACGTCGAGGTTGGTGAGGTCGTTGGTCCCGAGGAACACGAGGGCGCACGCCCCGGCGGGGACGTTGGGGAACGTGGGCATGTGGTGGTCGACCCTCGTGCCGCCGAGGGCGTTCACGGACAGGCCGATCCCGGCGTCGGTGTAGCGCTCGCACGTCCCGGTCTTCGCCCAGGCGGTGATGGAGTCGCCGAACAGGTACGTGTCGGCGGGCAGGTCGGGGGTGCAGGCTGCCGCGGGTTGGGCGGGCATGGGGATGCACGCCGCGGACAGGGCGACCCCGACGACGAGCAGGAGGAAACGTCTCATCGTTCTTCCTCTGACCCTGAGTCGTCGGTGCGGTCGTGGCGGCGGCGCTGCTGCGTCGTCCGCTGCTGCTCCGACACCTTGTTCAGCTCCTGCTTGACCCGCTGGCGGTGGGTGCCCTTGTCGACGGCCTGCTTGTTCTTGTCGTCCTGGCCCATCACTTGCCCTTGCCCTTCTGTTCCTCGGCCAGCTTCTCGGCCTCTTTGGCGTAGTGCTCGGCGGCCCTCTGCTTGGCCGCTTCCTTCTCGGCGCGCTTGGCGGCCACCTCGTCGTCGCTCATCTGCCGCTTCTCATGTGGTGGGACGCCCAGGTGAGCGCTGCTGACTCGGTGTCGAACTCGGGGCTGACGACGCCGCAGGAGCAGAACGCTCGCCACTTGCGGCGGTCGCCACCTTGGGTGACGTGGGTGGAGTGACGAGGGGGCATGGTGTTCCTTGTCGTGGTCTGGGGTCTCGCCAGGATCGGCGCATCACTTCGCCGAGTGGGCCTTGGACGGCGACGTCGGGCACGTCTTGTTGCCGCTGGGGTCGACCAGCGCTTGGGCGCTACCCGACCAGCGGACCGGCTGGCCGCAGTACTTGCAGGTGGAACCGGGCATCTACTCGTCCTCTTCGTTGGCGGTCTCGTCTCGGCCGGTGATCCGGCCGTGGTCACGTCGGGGGTCACGGGTCCCGAACATCGGGGACCGGTCGGCCTTGATCTCGACTTCCTCGCCCCTCGGCTCGTCGGACGGCGGGTCCTTCTTGAACCAACCCATCACGTCCACCACGGGCCGAGCGGCGTCCACTGCACGAGCTCGATCACGCCGTCGTGGTCCTGGTCCCACACGGTCACCCGGTAGAAGTGCCATGTGGCCCCGTTGTCGTGGGTGGCGATGCAGTTCGTGGTGGCCGTGTACTGGCTGAGGTGGTACCACTCGGCGTAGGTGACGTCGTCGGAGGCGTGGGGGCGGCGTGCGGCGCACCAGAACCCGGCGGGCCCGATGCCTTCGGTGGCGCCGAGGTAGCTGGCGCCGGGGGCGTGGCGGGCGACGAGGTCGGCCGCGGGAACGTCGGCGGTCTGGGCGGCGGGGACGACGTTGAGGTCTCGGGTCTCGGCGTGCGTCGCGAACGCCAGGAGCGTGAAGGCGCCGACGATGAGGACACGCAGGCGGGTACGGGGGGTCATCGGTAGGACCGCCGCGGGCGGACGGCGAGGCCGTAGATGCCGCTGCCCATCAGAAAGCCGCTGACGCCCGACACGAGCGCCTGGTGGCCCGGCTCGGCGATGGACCAGGCGAAGAGGGCGATGCCGCAGATGGTCATCGTCACGCACCGGTAGATGTCGACGGGGTTCATCGGGCCGGGACCTCGTACTTGCCGGCGTCACCCACTGTGGTGACGGTCGTGGCGCCCGAGGGCTGGTCGGTGTAGCGGAACGTGCCGAGCGCGGCGGGCCAGCGCATGCGGTCCTGGTGGTAGACGGTGCCGTCCTTGCGCTTGGTCACCAGCCCGCGGCCGGTGGCGGTCTGGGCGCGGGTCTTGGCCTTGGAGCGGAGGCCGGGTCCGGCCTTGCGGGTGGAGGTCATGCCCGCCACTGTCGCACAACCCTTGACCATTGGTCAATGGGCGATAGGATGGCGGCATGCCCAACGACGAACCCACGGACCCCACCTGCGGGACCTACGAGGCCGCACGCATCCTCGGCGTCTCACCCCAGCGGGCCGACCAGCTCTCCCGCCAGGAAGGGTTCCCCGCGCCCGTCACGACAAGCGCCACGGTCAACGGCCGGCTGGTGGCCCGCCGCAAGTGGCGCCGCAGCGACATCGAGACCTATGCCGCCAACCGCAAGGAGCAGACCACGTGACGCCCGACTACTTCGAGATGACGTGGTCCCCGTCCCGCGGGCAGGCCATCGTCCGCTCGACCTGCGACGAGATCCCGTGGGCCGAGTGCGACGAGGCCGCCCACCAGCTGCTCGCCGTCGGGAACATGGCGAGGCGCATCAACACGCCGCCCACGCTCGACATCCAGGCCGGCGCCGGCGTCACCGTCACCACGGTCGCCTCCACCGGGCCGTTCCCCTCCGGTGGATGCGGGATCTGCACCCACAGCGAAGAGGGCCACGACATGTCGGGCTGCACCGTCCGCGGGTGCGGGTGCCGGGTCCAGCGCGACGCCGTGGTCAACGCCCGGCCGCCGAACACCTGCTCGTGCGGCCACACCCGCGGCGAGCACGGGCGCGACCACTGCAACCTGTGCGAGTGCCCGGTGGGCCACGAGTGACGCTCATCACCGAGCCGGGCGTGTACCCCGACATCGACGCCGACACCTACCACCGTGACCCCCGTCGCGGGCGGGTCGCTGTCCAGTTCCGGCGCCCGCCGGCTACTCCCACCCGGCTGCCCCGCCCTGTACCACTGGGAACGCCACAACCCGCCCGAGCCGAAAGCGCACTTCGACTTGGGCCACGCCGCCCACACCATCGTGTTGGGCCGCGGGCCCGCCATCGTCTCCATCGACGCCCCCGACTGGCGCACCAAACGGGCCAAGGAAGAGGCCGCCGACGTCCGCGAGCAAGGCGCCGTCCCGTTGCTCCGCCACCAGTACGAGACCGTCCACGCCATGGCCGACGCCCTACGCGCCCACCCGTTCGCGTCGCTGCTGTTCGACCCCGACCACGGCCAACCCGAACAGACCCTCGTGTGGCGCGACACGCCCACCGGCGTCATGCGACGGGCACGCCTCGACTGGCTACCCGACCGCGGGCGGGGGCGCCTCATCGTCCCCGACTACAAGACAGCCGCAGCGGTCGACATCGACGCACTCGCCCGCGCCGCCGCGTCACACGGCTACGCGTGCCAGGACGACTGGTATCGGGCCGGGTGCGAAGCCCTCGACATCGCCGGGCCCGAAGCCCGGTTCGTGTTCGTGTTCCAAGCGAAGGACCCGCCGTATTTGGTCCACGTCGTCGAGCTCGACCACGTCGCCCAACGCATCGGCGCCACCCTCAACCGCATGGCCATCAACACCTACGCCCGGTGCGTCGAGACCGACGTGTGGCCGGGCTTTGCTGACGACGTCACCCACCTGCAACTGCCAGCCTGGTACGAAACCCAACACGGAGAGTGAACCAGTGAGCAACAGCGAGACCGCCAGCCCACCAGCCAACACCTGGCCCGTCCCCCAAGGCGCCAGCGAAGGCACCGCCATCGAACAGACCCGCGCCGTCGCCGAGGTCGTCTCCATGGTCCAGGCCGCCAAGACCTGCCCCCGCGAACCCGAAGCGTCCATCGCCGAGATGCGCCAGTCCTGCGGCCTCGCCGTCGTCGCAGAACGGGCCTTCTACTCGTACCGCAAGGGCGGCGCCACCATCATCGGCCCCACCGTCCACCTCATGGTCGAGCTCGCCCGCTGCTGGGGCAACGTCACCCACGGCCTCACCGAGCTACGCCGCGACCCCGCCGCCGGTATCTCCGAGATGCAGGCGTGGGCGTGGGACCTCCAGTCCAACACCCGCGTCGCCCACGTGTTCATCGTCCCCCACCTCCGCGACCGCAAGGACGGCGCCCAGGAGCTCAAGGAGCTCCGGGACATCTACGAGCTGACGACCAACCAGGGCAGCCGCCGGGTGCGGGAGGCGATCAAGAAGGTCCTGCCGCCGTGGCTGGTCGAGGAGGCCACCGGTCTGTGCCGGGCCACGCTCGAGCACGGGGGTGGGGTGGCGCTGCCCCGCCGGATCGCTGACGCCATCGAACGGTTCGACGGGCTGGGCGTGAAGGTCTCCCAGCTCGAGGAGAAGGTGGGGGCGCCGCGGGCGGACTGGACGCCCTACGACGTGGCGAACCTGTCGATCTCGTACAAGTCGATCATGGCCCGGGAGACGCGGGTGGACGACGAGTTCCCGGCGCTGGGTGTGTCGGCGGCGGAGATCACCGCGCAGCACGGAGCGAAGGCGGCCGGCGATGAGCCCGTCTGAGACCACGGCCACGTACCCGGTGGTGATGCTGCGCCACCGCCGCACCTTGGCGGACACGATCCGTTACGACGGGACAGAGCACTGCCGCATGGCGATCCACGACTGGATCGTCGGCAACGGCGGGAACTGCGAGCTGCGCCCCGACGGTGGGCTGCTCGTGGTGACCCGCCATCGGACGGTGTTCGTCCGCCCGGGGCAGTGGGTCCTGCACGCGACGACGGGCCACGGCGAGGCCGAGTTCTGGCCGGTCGACGCCGACGTCGTGGACTTCCGGTACGAGCCCGCGGGCGGGCACGACCACGGGGCGGTCCTGACCCGCGACCAGACAGACTCCATCGGCCGGTGGGTTGAGGACGTCCGCCGGCTCGTCATCGACCGCGGCCCGGCGGGAGACGGGATCATGATGGGCGAGCTGGAACGGGCGCTCGACGTGGTCGGGCAGCTCGTCGCCAGCGTGGAGAGCCTGCGATGATCGGCGCCCGAGTCGACATCGTGATCGGCTGCACCTGCGCCGAAGGCGAGCACATCAAGACGGTGTTCACCACGGCCACGCCCGGCCTCGTCGTCGGCCGTCTCTTCGTCCACGACCAGCCCCCACGCGAGTCGTGGGTCATCACCCACCAGCCCACCGGCCTCGCCCTGCCCGCCGAGTTCGGTGACCCTGAGACGGCGATGGGCGCCGCCGCAGCGTTGGCCGTGCTCGTCGACTGGACCATGACCGACCCGATCGAGGTGGTCAGCCTGGCCGACACCACGGCTGTCCTCGACGCCCATGGCGCGACGCCCCGCAGCGCTATCGCTGCGGGTGACCGGGTGCGGCGCAACGAGGTGTCGGCATGACCTGGACTCCCACGTCGCTCGACGACGTGCCCCTCCACGGCTGGGACCTCGGCCCCGGCGGCTGGTGGGCGTGCGATCAGCCCGAGCGCCCCACCGACCCGTGGGCGGCCTACGACGGCAGGTGCCGCCGTTGCGCCCTCGCCCTCGAAGCCGCCCTCGCCGTCGGCGGGGACAGCCCCGGCGTCCTCACCGACGCCACCGGGGTCGGCGCGGCCACCCGGGCCGAGATGGTCGCCGAGTTCAAGCGCTACCACGAGGAGCGGTCGCCGTGACCGTCGCCCTGCCCGACTGGGCCGACCCCGCCGTCATCGCCGCCCGGCGGCCCGAAGCCATCGAGCGCCACTGGGAGGACCGGGCCCTGTGCCGCCTCGCCGACAACCCCGGCGACGTGTTCTTCCCGTACCACCCCACCGGCGGGCAGACCGTCGCCAAGCGGTGCCGGGAGGCCGTCGCCAAATGGTGTGCCTGCTGCCAGGTCCACACGGACTGTGTGGCCGCCAACATCAACGAACCGGAGGGCGTGTTCGGGTCGACACCCGAGCAGCGCCGCGAGCTCCGCAAGCGGCTCGGCGGGACCGCGGGCGTGCCGGTGCGGGTCGACCCGCGGGCCGGTATCCCCCGGTCCAACACCGCCGTCCGTCAGGCACGCAGGAGGGCCACGTCGTGACCGCCGTCGAGTGGACCGACGAACAACGGGCGCTCCTGGAAAGAGTCGCCGGCGGCCAGGACCGAGCGCCTGTCGACGAGACCGAGCGATGCTGCCGGAACTGCGGTGTCGTCAAGCCCCTCGACCAGTTCGCACGGTCAGCGACGAGCCGCAACGGCCGGCGCCGTGAGTGCAAGGCGTGCACCAGCGCCATGACACTGACTCGCGCCAAGGCCCGCATCCGCGCCCTCGGACGACTCGCGCGGGCGCACCCCGACGAGTACGACGCCCTCCGCGCCGAGGAACTGGCGAAGCTGCGGGCCGATGACTGACCCGCCCCTCGCCCCTCACGTGCGCCTCCTGGAGGCGTGGCGCCGGCTCACCGAGCAAGGGGCGGTCGTGCACCGGCCGCCCCGGCTCGACCGGCTCGACCCCACCGAGCTGGGTGCGCTTGCGGAGGACCAGGAACGCCGGTTGCGTGCCCTGGCCGAGGGACGCGCCGCGGGCTGGGTGCCGCGGGATGACGACGCATGAGCACCGCCACTTACCTAGTGGGCGACGTCCGGGAGCGCATGGCGCAGCTACCGGACGGGTCCGTCGACCTCGTCGTCACCTCGCCCCCGTTCCTCGCGCTGCGCAGCTACCTGCCCGCCGACCACCCGGACAAGGGCAAGGAGATCGGCTCCGAGCCGACCCCCGCCGAGTTCATCCACACGCTCCTCGAGCTGACCGCCGAGTGGGGCCGGCTGCTCACCCCGCACGGGTCGATCGCTGTCGAGCTCGGCGACACCTACGCCGGCAGTGGGGGCGGGGGCGGGGGCGGGGACTACACCGCCGACGGACTCCGCGAGGGGCAGCCGAAATTCGACGGGTCTGGTCGACGTGTCCGTGAGACTCGACGCGAGGGCTACATCGCCAACGGCGTGACGCCGCCCGCTCGACGGGATACCTCAACCGGCTGGCCGATGGAGAAGTCGCTGTGCGGCATCCCCGAGGCCTACTTGCTGTCGCTCGCCTACGGGTACAACGTCCTCGACCGGCGCGGCCCTGACTCACCCGCGGGTCGGTGGCGGATCCGGAACATGGTCGCCTGGGTGCGTCCCAACCCCCCGGTGGGTGCGCTGGCCGACAAGTACCGGCCGGCCACGAGCTACATCACCGTGGCCACCCGGGCACGTGACCGGTGGTTCGACCTCGACGCCGTCCGCCAGCCCCTCGCCGCCAAGACCCTCACCGTCGCCGACGGCACCCCGCCCTCAGCGAAGAACAACGGCTCGCCGTCCGGCCATCACCGCCAGGACCGGCTCAACAACCCCGCCGGAGCCCCGCCGCTCGACTGGTGGGAGATCACCCCCGGCGGCTACGCGGGCGCCCACTACGCCGTCTTCCCGCCCGAGCTACCCAAGCGGCTCATCGACTCCATGTGCCCCCGCAAGGTCTGCATCACCTGCGGGCAGCCGTCGCGGCGCATCGTCGAGCCGACCGAGTGGCCTGACAAGGTTCGCGACCCGGTCATCAACGACGGGGGCGCAGGCACGCACGGCAACCGCTGCGCTGACCGCAGCACCGTGGGCTGGTCGGACTGCGGCCACAACATCTGGCGCCCCGGCCTCGTCCTCGATCCCTTCGCCGGCTCCGGCACCACGCTGGCCGTCGCCTCCGGCATGTCCCGCGACTCCATCGGCATCGACCTCGACTCCCGCAACGCCGACCTCGCCCGCGACAGGGTCGGCATGTTCCTCACCGTGGACGACGGCGATGCCTGACCGCCCGTCGGAGGACTTCGCCCGGCGTGCCGTCGCCGCGGGGGACCGCCGCTACGAGCCGTACCTACGGGCCGACGGGTGGGCGCAGGCGACCCGCACCCACCCTGCCCATGACGATGAGGGCTGGTTGTGCCAGGCGTGCGGGCGGCCGGCGCTCGAGTTCCGGGGGATGGTCCCGGTGTTCAACACGCGGGCGCGCCGGTACAAGGGCCCGGACCTGTCCGTCTGCGTCGACTGCTGGACCGGGAACGGGTTAGGCTAAGCCGATGGCAGCCACGTACGGTGGTCGGCAGCGGATCGCTGTCTACCTCAAGCCCGCCGAAGCCGAAGAGATCGAGCGCCGCGCCCTCGAGCGCGACGTCAGCGCTTCCGCCATCGCCCGCGAGCTGATCGCCGCGGCACTCGAGGTCGACGCCGCCACGGCGGCGTCATGACCGAGCGGTTCGTCGGCGTCCGCCCCGAACGACTCCGCGCCCTCATGGACGCCCACGGACTCGAGCCGATGGAGCGCCTGATCCTCACGGGGCTCGTGCTCGAGGTCGACCACCGCACCGGGACGTGGAAGGGCACACAGGAGGACCTGGGCCCGCTCCTGGGCCTCTCGGCGCGCAACCTCCGGCCGCGCCTGCGCCAGCTCGAGGACCGCGGGCTGATCGAGTGCCGGTGGGTCCGCGGGTACCCGGGCAGCGTGACCGTCCTGGACTACCTCGAGGTGGTCCACCTGAGCCCGTCGCAACGGACGGAGCATCCGTTGCAGGGCCGCGCGCGCAACGGACGATCCCTTCCGTTGCGCGCCGAGGACCGCAACGGACGGAACGTCCGGAGCGAACGGACGGAGCATCCGTTGCGGAACGGTGTTCGCCCTGGTCACAGCGTCGCGCCGTCTGGTCTGTCAGGCAGTGCCGATGTCATCCCGCTCGACAGTCGCGCGCGCGGCTCAGGTCAAGGGCCACCAGCCTCGGCTACCGCACGCGGCGCGTGCCCCGACCCGACCCGCGCCGCAGACGGGGGGAGAAGCGACTCTCCCCCCGTACGCCCCCCGGTCGCGCAGGGCACTGGGTCAATCCAACCCAGCTCACGAGAGTGGCTTCGTGACCCGCGCGCGCTGTCGCCCGAAGTTATCCACAGGGGGCAGGCATGAGCCGCAGGAAGCGCTGCCTGTCCAGAGACGACTTCGACGAGTTCACCAAGCACCGGCTCTCCGAGATCGGCGACAGGTTCAACGACGCCCGACGCCTCCACCAGCGCGCCGAGCGCCTGCTCTGGCTCGGCACCCTCGCCGCCGGGTTCGATGACGACGAGCTGTCCATCCTCGGCGCCATGGGCTTCCTGTCTGTGGCGGACCACGACCTGCTGCGCTCGGCCGGTCGGCCCGTGGGCCCCTGGCCGCCGCGGGCTGACGCACTCGACCCCTGACGCGACGATCCCCCGCTCGGACCGGAGCGGGGGATCGTGCTGGGGAACTCCGGGGCGAGCCTACGCGCCCTCCCCGGTCGGGCGGCCGGCGACGTCGCGCCAGCGCCACAGCAGCACGTTCCCGTACCGCTGCACCGGGTCGGGCAGCAGCCCACGGTGCCGCCACGTGTACACGGCGTTCACGCCGACCTGGTGGCGCTCGGCGATCGTGGCGACCGTGACGAGCTCGTCGGGATCGAAGTCAGGCATCGTCCCTCCAGCGGTACAGGTTGCCCATGCCGTCGTCGTGGATCTCGTAGGGCGCCAGCTCGGCGAGGATGGCGACGAGCGGCGACCGGTCGTGGGGCGTGATGGCCTGCCAGGTGCGGCCGTGGTCGGTGGAGTGCTCGACGGTCACGTCAGGACCTCGAGGGTGACGCGCCCGGCGGCCTGCTCTGTGTCGAACACGGTGAACACGTCGCCGGGGTCGTGGCTGAGGGTCTTGGCGTCGCAGGTGATGTCGATGCCGTCGGGGTACGTCTCGGTGACGCGGCCGACGGCGACCTCGGCGTCGTAGCCCTCGCCGCCGGCGAAGGTGACGAGGAGGCGGGTTCCGTGGGCGGGGCGGGTAGCGGTCTCAGTGGCCATGTGCAAAGAGTAGCTTGCAATCGCTGGGGATGCAAGGTAAGTTGTTCCGCATGGAGACCGCCACCACCCACGAAGCCCGAGCCCGCAACGCGAAGGCCCAGGCCCTCGCCGCTGTCCTGCACGCCCACGGCGCCACCGTCGTCAACGCCCTCGAGCTGCCCGCCGCGGGCTGGTCGATGGTCGCCGAGCTGGCCAGCATCGAGGCGGGCCGCAAGGTCCACGCCCCCAACTCGCAGGCCACGATCGACGCCGTGGCCCGCATCCTCGGCCTGCTCATCGCCGCCGACAACGACGCTGACGCCGTGGCCGAGGCCTACCCCACGTTCGTCGCCCCCACCGCCCAGGTCGCGGCCGTCACTGAGACCTCCGTGCCGGAGCTGGTTCGCATCCTCGCCGACCACCCCGAGAACCCGTTCGAGCCGGGTAGCGACAGCGCCGCCGCCTGGGACCGCCAGAAGGCCCAGCGCTCCCCGCGGGACAGCGCCGGCTACCGGACCACGATGGCCGCCATCGCCCCCCAGCCCGAGACCACCGAAGCCGACCTGTTCGCCCCGTTCGCCCAGGCGGCCCGGTGATGGCCACCGAGTGGGGCACCCGCCCCTCGAACGGGACGATGGGCGACATGCTGCGCGCCCAGCTCTGCGCCCGCTGCACCGTCGACCACGACGCCGGGTGGCACCCCGGCGGCGACGAGAAGGGCGAGGGCTGCGAGATCATGCTCCGCGGCCTCATAGGCGAGGACACGCCCGAGTGGGGCTACGACCTCGACACCGGGATCTGGCAGTGCAAGGGCTTCGCCGGCCCGTGCGCCTGCGACGGTGCGTCGTGAACGTGCTCGCCTTCGCTCTCGGGTTCGCCACGACGTTCCCGCTCGCCTTCGTCGCCGGGTACCGGCTCGGCCGCCGCATCACCCGCATCGACGCCACGCTCCCGCAGTGGCCCCACGAAGACGACGGACTGATCTGATGGCCGCCCTCGCCATGCTCGCCCTGTCCATCACCGCCGCTCTCGGCTCGCTGGTCCTGCTGGAGGTCACTCTGATCGAGCCGGGCGGCCCCCACCCGTTCATCCCGTCGGCCACCCTGTTCGGCGCCACCTACAGCGCCCTGATCTGGCTCCGCGAGTACGTGAAGGATCTCCGATGACCCGACCCCGCAACTGGACCGCAGGCATGGCCCTCGTCGCCCTGTGCGCCTTCCTCGTCGGTTTCGGCGCCTGGTGGCTACTCGCGGACCGCTGGCCCCTCGGAACGGCACAGGTGTCGTTCTGGGGGTGCCTCACGGCCTCCTGCGTCTACGTGTCGACCGCCAAGCTGCGGGCCGAGCTCGAAGCGTGCCGTGCCCGCCTCGCCGCGTGGAACGGCTCGGAGTCCCGCGACGACCTCGCCGCCGTCGGCCCCATCAGCCCCGCCGCGGGCACACGGGCCGTCGGCTGGGACTACGAGCGCTGGCCCGGCGGACCCGAGCTGTACGACCAGGACGCCGACTCCATCGTGCACTGGGCGCCCGACGACTACAGCAGCGGCGTGACCCGATGCTGCGCCCGCACACCGTTCGAGCTGCCCCGCACCGACCGCCTGACGCTCGACGACAACGTCGTGACCTGCCGATGGACGCAGGACGCCGTCTGCGAGCACTGCCTCGGGCGCCCCATCGAAGACGTCTGCCCCGTGTGCCTGCGCTCCGAGGCCGACGGGCTGAGCATCGACCCGGCCGCCCGCGGCGAGAGCCGCGAACGAGCCGTGGGCGTCCTGACGAACCTCCGCTCCATCGTCGACCACGGCATCCCCCAGGTCGACCACGACCGCATGCGCCGCGCCCTCGACTCGCTGCCCGGGACCGACGACCTCGGCCAGGTGTGCGCCGAGTGCGGCGCCCGCGCTGGTGGCGGCGTCGCCGAGCACCACCTCGACCCCGACGGGTCCGAAGTCACCGAGGTCAGGTTCCTCTGCGACGCCTGCTACGCCGCGGCGATGGCCGCCGAACACGAGGACGGTGCGTGATGCCCGACCCGACGATCTGGGCGCAGGCCAAGGCCGAGATCCAGCGCCGCGGCTGGCACCAGGGCTCGTACGTGCGGTGGGACACGTCCGCTGAGTACGCCAAGTCCCTGGTCGACGGCCCAGTCTGCCTTGTTGGAGCCGTCAACACCGCTGTCACCGACAGCCCCGACGAGGCCGCCGACGACGTGCACCTGCGCTCCATCGGTGAGGCCGTCAGGGCGACGGGGTTCACGAGCGAGTACGGCGACTGGGTCAACTACGTCGCCGACTGGAACGACGTCGACGGCCGCACGGTCGACGAGGTCTACGCCCTGCTCGACGAGCTGGACGCCTCTGAACGGAGCACCCCGTGAACCCCCTGCTCGCCTACGACGTCCTCGCCGCCATCGGCGTCCTCATCTGCGTCGCCATCCTCCACGACCGGCCCACCCGGCCCACACCCCGCATCGCCATCCGGCCCCCCACCACCGACGTCACCCCGCTCGAGCGGCCCGCCTGGCTCGACCAGCCCGACGACACCGAGACCTGGACCTACCGGGCCAGGAATCCGCGACGATCCCGCGGGCCGCTCCCATACAACGAGATCGGCCGAGCCGTGTTCCCCGACCCGCCCGCACCGAAGGTGTTCCGCCAGGCACGCACCGGGCCCGACGGGCGCATCCCCGTCCTCTCGACGGTCGCCGCCTCACTGGGCCCGGCGTGATGGCCGGCGTGTACCGGACACCCGGCACCGGGCCGAGCGCCCACGAGCGGGACATCGACCGCCTCAGCGACCAGCGCGAGCGCTACCGGCTCGACGCCGAGGGCTGGCAGGCCCGCTACGAGGCCATGCGCTCCGTCGCCCGCCGCTACCGGGACGGGTGGGGGCCGAGACCTCGTCAAGAACGAGTGGTGGCGCCAGTTGCCCTTGCAGTGGGGCATCCAGGCCGAACCCATGAGCGACGACGAGCGGCGTGCCCTCGACGAACTGGAGGCCGACCGTGGATGAGTTCACCCCGCTGATCAACGACGAGTGGGAGCAACTGCTCCGAGACGTCGAGGACGGCGAAGAGATCGCCATCGTCAATGGCGACGAGACCGTGGCCGTGCTGGTGAGCGTCGACCGGTTCGACCAGCTCCTATCCGATCTCGCCCGACTGGAGACCGACCGTGGCTGACCCGACCCACGACGCCGCCCAAGCACTCCTCGACGCCCTCACGACCAGTGACCCGTCGATCGGTGCCCAGCTCGACGCCCGAGCCGACGCCCTCCGTGATGCGTTGGCCGCCCGAGCCCAACCCACCACCGACCACGTCGTCTGGGAAGGCCCGACAGGTCCGAGCGGCACCTACCGAAGCGACGGCACCGAGATGTCGATGGTGTTCCAGCGGTTCGACGACCCGCCCGGTACCCGTGTGCGTGTCGTCCGGGCCACCGACCGTTGCCCCGAGTGCGGCGGGGAAGGTGCCCGTGGCTGCGGTGCAGCGTGGCACGACCCCCACCGGGCCACCGACCAGCCGAACGAGGACCAGCGTCCACGTCTCGTCCAGATCAGCAAGGACCATGGCGCCACGTGGTGGGACCTGCCCGACCACGCCCACTGGAAGCTGTTCGCCGCCGACCCCGGCCTGCCGGTGGGCCAGACCTACGAGGCACCGAACGGCGACCTGTACCGCTGGCGCTGGGCCGACCAGCCGACGGAGGTGGCCGACGATGCCTAGATGCCGTGACGGCCTGTACTGCATCGACGACCTGTGCCACATGACCGAGCAGACCCTGTGCGGGATCTGGGTCAACGAGGCCGAAGAGGCCGGCGACCTCGGTGAGGACTGGGGCGAGGAGTACGAAGAGGTGGCCGGCGATGAGTGACCACGAAGCGGACCGCAAGTGGGAGATCCGTCGGGTCTCGTGGGGCAGCGATCCCCGAATCGAGCTGCTGCTCTACGACGACGGCTGGGAGCCGTTTGCCGTGCTTGGCGTGGACCTGAATCGCGAGGTCTGGTACCGCAGGTGGACCACGAGCCTCACCCCGAGCCGCCCCACGTTCAAGGACGGCGACCTGGTCGGGATCGAGGTGGCCGGCGATGGCCAGCCCTGAGCCGACCCCGTACTTCGACGACGGCACGGTGGTGCTCTACCACGGCGACTGCCGCGAGGTCCTGCCGTTGCTCGCACGGGACTCGGTCGATCTCTTGGTGACGGACCCGCCCTACGGGGTCGGGTTCCGCAGCGGGCGCCGAGTGAACGCCCTCCCTGGATCGCTGGTGACGACGACACCGCTGACGTCCTGATCCGAGAGGCGATCACTCTCGCTGCTCCCCTCATCCGGGAGCAGCGTCATCTCTACATCTTCGGGCGACCCGCGCTCACCGACCTGCCCATCGGCGGCACCTGTGAGTTGGTGTGGGACAAGGAGATGCTCGGCTCGGGTGACCTCACTTGTCCGTGGGGTCCGAGCTGGGAACCGATCACCTTCGGCGTCTACGTCTCCCGCCCGTCCGGACGCAAGCGTGGCGACGGACGGCTTGCTGCCCGGCTGAGACGACAGAGCGTCATCCGGGTGCCACGACCGAACGCCGGCCAGATGGAGGACCGGTTCAAGCCGCACCCGACAGCGAAGCCGGTCTTCTTGCTCCGTCAGCTGATCGAGTCATCGTCGTGCCTCGGTGAGACCGTCCTCGACCCGTTCGCCGGTCACGGGTCCACGCTCGTGGCGGCGGCGATCGAGGGCCGCCGGGCTATCGGCGTCGAGTTGGACGAGAGCTACTGCGAGGCAACGGCTCTGCGGCTGAGCGCCATGAACGGAGCCGTTCGTGCCTGACCCCACCCAGCCGGTACCCGGCCCCACCCGAGAGCAGGTGATGGCGGCCGTGCTCGAAGTCTTCAAGTGGGAGCCGGCGGATGCTGGCTCTCGAATCACCCGCATCACCGACGCCGTGATGGCTCTGCTGCCTGCCCGCCCCAGCCCCACCGACGACGCCCGCCTCACGGACCTGCATGACGCTCTGGCCGAGATCGAGCGGCTGCGCGAGCAGAACACCGCGCTCGGCGTCCGGATCCAACAGGGCTGGGCCGAGATCGAGCGTTTCCGTGCCCCCAGCCTCCACGGCCACGTCACCGACGCCGAAGACTTCGGCAGCGAACACGGCGACTACACCGCCCTCACCATCCACATCCCCGGGGCAGGCCACCACCAGCTCGTCGACCACCACGTCGCTGTTGTCGACGAAGGCGACGCCATGGACCACCCCGACTGGGGCCACGACCCCGACGACCAGCCGCGTGCCCACCAGGGGACGGCATGACGCATCTCATGGACCCGACCACTCTCAGTGTCTGTCATGGATGAGTCGCGTCGCTGCACAGCCAAGTCGAAACAGTCCGGCGAGCGATGCAAACGCGCCGCGATCCCAGGTGGGACGGTATGCAAGATCCACGGCGGCGGCATCCCGGCCGTGAGGGCCGCCGCCCAACGCCGCTTGCAGGCCGCTGACGTCCAGGGCCGCATCGGGCCCCTGCTCGCCGACCTCGAAGTCGAGGCTGCGGGCCGTTCGACGACCGACATCCTGCTCGAACAGGTCCACCGCTGTTACGCCATGGTCGCCGTGTTGGGGGCGATGGTGTCGGGCCTGGACGCCGACGACATGCCCAAGGGCGTGGAGACGGTGGTGTACGAGAGGTGGGTGACGTTGGCTGGCCGCACCGCCAAGCTGGCGTTGGACGCTGGGGTGGAGGAGCGGCAGGTGCGTGTGGCTGAGCAGATGGGCGCGCAGATCGCTGGTGTGTTGCAGCGGTTCGCTGCGGCGTTGGGGTTGGACCCGGATGCGCCGGAGGTGCGTGCCGCGGCACGGGGCGCCCTGGAGATGGTGGAGGCCGTGTGATGGGGGTGACGTTGTTCAGCCGGTGCCCGCGGTGCCAGTGGCCATGGCGGCCGCTCGGCCACTCAGGCGGCTGCCGCAGGATCAGGCGCCGGCTCGTGCGGTATCCGGCCCGACCGGTCGGGCCCGTCTGTCCCGGGGCATGGCCGCTGACCGCTCGTCGAGCCCCAGGGGTTCGGCGGGATGGGTCGCCCGGTCGGTGGCGGGAGGCCGTGTGATGGAGGTGACGTTGTTCGGACGGGAGCTGGAGATCGTCAAGCGGGTGACCGTGCCGGACCCGCCGCCGCCACGGCTCAACGTCCCGCGGCTGCTGCCCATCAACCTCGCCGCTGGTGACCCGTTCCGGCCCGACTTCGTGGTCGACACCTACACGCACCGCGGGATGGGCATCTACCGCATCGAGGGCACGTGACCTGGATGCAGGTGCAGCAGGCGTCGTCGACGTTGCGGCCGTTCCCGCTCGCCCCGCTGGCCCGCAAGCTGGGCCTGGCGCCCGACGACACCGCCGGCCTGTCCGTCGCGCTGCGCATCCACCGGTCGTCGGTGAACCGGTACCGGGCCCTCGGTCTCACGAGGGACCAGGCGGACGAGTGGGCGTGCAAGGCCGGGTTCCATCCCGTCGAGGTGTGGGACCTGTGGCGCTCCGGTCTACACGGCGCAGCGTTGGCGAACGCCTCCAAGGAGCGGTGCCCTGCGGGCCACCCGTTGGACCGACGGGATAGCCGAGGTGACCGCTGCTGCGCCCCGTGCCCACCGGTAGCGGCAAAGCGCTACAGAGAGCGAAAGTCCCTGCTCACGACACCCATGACGGCCACCTTGATAGAGTCCAATATCCCGAGCATGGAGACCGCCTGATGGGACCAGTCCAACGCCGACACCTCGTGGCCCTGTGCCGCGGCCGCGAGCGCCGTGACGAGGCGCCGATGTCCACGCAGGAGGTGGCCGAGCGGGTCGCCTTCCTCGAAGACGTGGCGCCGCACCAGCGCCGTCCGATCAAGGAGGGGGAGCGCTCGGCCAACGTCCTGCGCTCCCTGGCCGACAAGGGGCTGGCAAGGCGCCTCGGCCGGTCGCAGACCAACGCCTGGTGCTGGGAGATCACCGACGAGGGACGTGACGCCCTGCGTCAGGAGATGGTCGACGCCGGTCTGATCAGTCCCACTGACACGCCCGGCTGGGCCACTGTCGCCCCGCAACCCCAGGAGACCACGACATGAGCCGCTACCTGCACTCGGCCACCCTCACCCGCAGGCCGGGAGGATTCAACGGGTCGGAGGAGACCCTCACTTTCGCCCTGACCGACGAGACCACCCCGGCACCCGTCAGCGCCTTCGCCGCCCTCGACGAGCTGCGGGTCAAGCTGGAGAGCTACAGGGACGACGGCTGGACCGTTGAGAGCGCCTCGATCTGGAACGGTGACCGATGACCTGCCTGACGTGTGAGACCGCGGACCTGCCGCCCGAACTGACCGGCCCATCGCTCGGGGCCCACCACGTCGGCGTCCGTCACGGCCACGGCGGTCTGGGCTGGGCCGTGTTCTACCGGGGCTACGACGTCACCCTCCAAACCGTCGAAGCGCTCGCCGGTGGCGAGGAAGGCGACCAGGCCGGGTGGGTCGTGATGCGGCTCATGACCAACGACGGCGGCCCCGTCGTCCACCCGCCCTCCGGCTGGCACTGCCCCGGCTGCGACATCGAACGTGTCCCCGTCCCCGACGACAAGGCCGAGCCGTGCGAGTGCGGGTCCGACGCCGACCCGGTCGCCAACATCCCGGCGCACGTGGCGACCGTGCTGCGCCGCGGGCACACCATGATCGCCCGAGGCGCCGAGCTCATCACCGGGCCCGAGACATGAGCGACCCGCGCATGATCAGCCACGGCGGCGTGTGGGTCGCCTACCACCACGACTGGTCCGGCGGCGCACAGGTGTTCAACACCGAGGTCGAGGCGCTGCGCTACGCCATGGACAACCACATGACCGTGGCGTTCTGGCGCTTCGGCGAGGACCAGCCGAAGTGACGGGCTGATGTGCCTGCCCCGTCGCCGTGGGCGCTCGCCGCTGACCTCGTAGACCCCCCGCCGCCACCAGACGAACCCTGGCGCACCTCCCCGCTCGCCTGGGCCGTCCACACCGGCCGGGGCAAATACGACGCGCCCCGCCACCTCCACGTCATGGAGGAACACGCCCAAGCCACCATCGCCGCCGCGACCCGCCTCATCCTCGAAGTCGCCATCCGCCACGGCAAGACGAAGTACCTCGAGCGGTTCGTCGCCCACTACCTCTGCACCAACCCGGACAAGCGGGTCATCTGGGGTGGGCACACCGCCGAGTTCGCCGAACGCCGCGGGCGCGCCGTGCGGGACATGGTCACCGAGCACGGCCACATGTTCGACGTCCGCGTGTCCCGCCGCTCCGAGTCCGCGTCCCGGTGGGACATCGACGGGGACACCGGCGGGATGATCACCGTCGGTGTCGGTGGGACACCCATCGGCGAAGGCGCCGACCTCATGGTCATCGACGACCCCCTCAAGGGCTACGAGGCCGCCATGTCGCCGGTGCAGCGGGCCAAGGTCAACGAGTGGCTCGTCGGCACCATGTTCGGCCGGATCGAACCCGGCGGCGCCGCTCTCATGGCGCTGGCCCGGTGGCACGCCAACGACCCCCGCCGGGTTCCTCGTCGAGGAGTCACCGGAGGAGTGGTCGGCGCTGCGGATGCCCGGGTTCTGCGACGACCCCGACACCGACCCGCTCGGGCGTGAGCTCGGCGAGGCCCTGTGGCCCGAACGGTGGCCGGTGTCCGAACTGACGAAGCAGCGCAAGCAGCTGTCCCTGTTGATGGGCGGCGCGGTGTGGAACGCGCAGGTGCAGCAGCGCCCCAACGAAGCGGGCGGGTCGGTGTTCCCCGAAGCGAAGTGGCGGTTCGTCAAGGCCCACGAGCTGCCCGACGACGTCACGTGGTGCCGCGGCTGGGACCTGGCCGCGACCGAAGGGGGCGGGGACTGGACGGTCGGGGTGCGGGTCGGGCGCCTGTTCGACGGCCGGTTCGTGATCGGTCATGTGGAGCGTGGCCAGTGGGACGGACACACGTGGCGCCAGAAGATGCGCTCCGCCGCGGCGGGGGACCCTGACGGGACGATGGTGAAGTTGCCGCAGGACCCGGGCCAGGCCGGGAAGGACCAGGCGCAGCAGCTGATCGCGCACATGGCGGGGTTCGATGCGTCGGCGAACCCGGTGACGGGGAACAAGGAGATCCGGGCGAACAGCTACGCCGCGCAGCAGCAGGCGGGGAACGTCCTGATCGTGGAGGGCGAGTGGAACGCCCGTTTCGTGTCGGAGCACACCGATTTCCCGCGTGGCAGCCACGACGACCAGGTCGACGCCGCAGCGACGGCGTTCAACGCTCTGGCCGAGTTCGGTGAGCCCGGTATCCGCTGGCTGACGTGACCTACCCTGCCCGCATGCTGCGTGTCTGCCGTGAGTGCACCACCCGCTACGCCGTCGGCCTCGACCGGTGCCCGCACTGTTCGGCCGACGACGCCGGCAACGTCGACGAGGGCGAGCTCGAGGCCGAGGTCGCCGCTGTCGAGGCGGACGACGGGGCGACGCGGACGCAGAAGATCCGGGTGTGGGCGCGTGCGAACGGCTACGACGTCGCGGACAGCGGTGCGATCTCGAAGGAGATCCAGTCGGCGTACGACGACGCCCAAGAGGACGCCGCGGGCTGACGCGCGGCACCCGGCGGGCATGCTGCCGGGCGTGCAAGCCGCCATCGACCGCCCCGTCCTGCGCCGGCCCCGCGGCACCACCCGCCTGTTCGCCGGGCTGCGCTCGGGCCGGGCCCGCACCGTCGTGCATGGCATCACGGCACGTGCCCGCCGTCCCCTGCTCTACCTGGGTGCGGGCGGGTCTGTTTGCCATGCGGCATGGCAAATCTGGGAGCCGCTCGGCTGGCTGACCCTCGCCGCCGGGCTGATCGTGGCCGACGACCTGCTGTCCGACGACGAGGCGTCGTGAAGTCGCTGCGTTCGCTCGTCGCCCGGGCGCCCGTCCCCCTCGCCGCAGCCGCCGGGCGTGCCCTCGCCGGCCGTGGCGGCGGCCAGGGCGGCGACAAGGTCGCGCAGATGCAGATGATGGGCGCCGTCGGCACCCTGTTCGGGATTGTCCACAAGACGTCCACAGGCACCGCGAAGGTCGAGTGGGAGCTCGTCCGGCGCCGTAGCAGGAACCCGAACAAGGGCGAGCCGGTCCCCGTCGAGAAGCACGCCGCCATCGATTTGTGGGATCGCCCGAACCCGTTCACGTCCCGCCAAGGGTTCGTCGAGATCTTCCAGCAGCACCTGGACCTCACCGGCGAAGCATGGTGGGTCATCGGCCGCGACCCCCGCTCGTCCCTGCCGCTCGAGCTGTGGCCGATCCGCCCCGACCGCATGGCCCCCGTGCCGGACCCGTACGAGTTCATCTCCGGGTACGTGTACCGGGCGCCTGACGGCAACCTCATCCCGTTGGGTGTGGACGAGGTGATCCAGCTGAAGATGCCGGACCCGCTCGACCCGTACCGCGGGCTGGGGCCGGTCCAGGCCAGCATGCGGATCGCCGACTCGCAGAGGTTCGGGGTCGAGTGGAACCGCAACTTCTTCATCAACAGCGCCGAGCCCGGCGGGTTCGTCGTGTTCAAGAAGACGCTCAGCGAGCCCGAGTTCAAGCGCTGGCAGGAACGGTGGCGCGAGCAGCACCAGGGCGTCGCCGCCGCGCACCGGGTCGGTGTGCTGGAGAACGCCGAGTGGGTCGAACGGAAGATGACCCAGCGGGACATGCAGTTCGAGCAGCTGGTCAACACCAGCCGGGACATGATCCGTGAGGCGTTCACCATCCACAAGGCCAGCCTCGGGCTCGCTGACGATGTGAACCGGGCCAACGCTGTCGCTGCCCGCATCCTGTTCGCAGAGGACATCCTCACCCCCCGCCTGGACCGCATCGCGGGGGCGCTCAACGAGAAGCTGCTCCCCCTGTTCGACGCCGACCCGCAGCTCAAGTTCTGCTACCAGAACCCGGCGAAGGACGAAGAGTCCGAGCGGCTCGCCCAGCAGGCGAACGTGGACATGGCCCTCGCCCTGATCAACGCCGGCGCCGACTGGGACGAGACGCTGCAGGCGTTCGGGCTGCCCGCCCTGCCGCGGGACGAGCCCGAGCCTGCCCCGGCGCAGCTGGCCCCGGTGATGCCGTTGCCGCCCGGCGAGGACGACGACGAGGAAGAGGAACCGGCCGAGCCCGCGGCGCGGCTGCGGATCAGGGCACGGATGCCGCGGCCCCGCGCACTCCCGCCCGCTCTCTGACCTGCCGCGCGTCACCCGGGTCGTACGTTCACCGCCGATGAGCGACCTGTCCGAGAAGCGGGCCGCCGCCGGCCGCAAGGGCGCCGCGGCCCGGTGGGCCAAGAACGACACCACCGCGGGCGCACCAGGCGACGGCCTGGTGTGCGGGACCGCCGCCGAGCTCCGCGAGATGGCCGAAGCCGCCGAGCAGCGCAACACCCCCGCCCTCACCCGCGCCCGCGCCGTCTCCGCGACCCGCGTCCGGGCGTACCGGGGCCGCCACCCCGAGATCGCCGCGTCCGAGCTCGTCGGCCGTGTCGTGTGCGAAGCCCTCCCCGACAGCGCTCTCGTGGCGGACGCACCGAAGCTGCGGCTGGTCAACGAGACCGCCGATGAGGCCGAACTGTGGATCTACGACACCATCGACAGCTGGGGCGGGTACTGGGGGATCAGCGCTGCTGAGGTCGTTGAGTCCCTCGCTGACGTCACCGCCAGCCGCATCAACGTCCACATCAACTCGCCGGGCGGTGAGGTGTTCGAGGGGATCGCCATCAAGCGTGCCCTGGCCGCCCACCCCGCCGACATCACCGTCTCCATCGACTCGGTGGCTGCGAGCATCGCCTCGGTGATCGCCATGGCCGGCGACCCGATCTGCATCGACTCGGCCGCCATGATCATGATCCACGACGCCTCGGGGTTCTGCCTCGGCAACGCCACGGACATGCACCAGATGGCGGCGCTGCTCGACAAGATCAGCGACGTCATCGCCGGGGTGTACGCCAACCGGGCCGGCGACGACGTGCCCACCTGGCGGGCCCGGATGCTCGCCGAGACCTGGTACACCGCCGCCGAAGCGCTCGACGCGGGTCTCGCCGACGAGTACCTCGACCCGCCCGCCGAGACCACCGAAGAGGCACCCGCCGCGCACGGCGCTCCCCGGGTCCTCGCAGCTCTCGTGGCCACGGCCACACCCCAACCCGAGCCCCCGAAGGCTCTCTCGCTCCTACGGGCCGTCAAGGAGGCCGCGAACCGATGACCGATCTGCTGATCCCCACCAGCTCGACCGAGCTGGAGGAGATGCTCAACGACAAGGCCCAGCTGGCCAAGCTCGACGAGGACCCGAAGGCCCTGGCCACCTGGATCGGGAACTACGTCAAGGACCAGCAGCGCCGCGACCCCGACTTCCAGAAGCGGGTCAACGACGAGGTCCAGGCGTCCGTCACCAAGATCCTCGACCAGGAGCGGCCCAAGCTGGCCGCCGAGGCCAAGGAAGAGATGGACCGCCAGCTCGCGTGGCGCCTGAAGGACGAGAAGGCAGGCAAGGGCCGCGCCACCGGCGTGAACCGGCTCGACCAGCGTCCCAGCAACGGCGCCCCCGGCTCCGCGGGCTGGGGTGCCCGCAACGCCCTGTTCAACAAGACGGCCGCCGGTGCCCGCCTCGACGACGCCGACCTGTTCGACAACGCGGCGGAGTTCCTCCAGGCCATCAACTTCCAGCACGAGAAGCTCCCGGGCGACCGGGCCAAGCGCACCGCCGCCCTCGAGGCGATGCACAAGATCCGCAACGACTACGGCTCGGTCGTCCCGTCCGACGGCGGGTTCCTCATCCCCGAGTCGATGCGCTCCGACGTGATGATGATCGCCCTCGAGCAGTCGGTGACGCGGCCTCGTGCGACGGTGATCCCGATGGAGACCCTGTCGGTCACCATCCCCGGCGTCGACTCCACGAGCAACGCCTCGTCGGTGTTCGGTGGGATCGTCTGCTACTGGACCGAAGAGGGCGCATCGCTCACCGAGTCGCAGGCCAAGTTCCGGCGCATCCGCCTCGAGGCCAAGAAGCTGACGGCGTACGCCGAGGTCCCCAACGAGCTCGTCGCCGACGCCACCGCGTTCGGTGCGTTTTTCAACCAGGCGTACCCCCGCGCGATGGCCTGGTACGAGGACGACGGGTTCATGAACGGCACCGGCTCCGGCGAGCCCCTGGGCTGGCTGAACAGCCCGGCCGCCGTGTCGGTGACGAAGGAGACCGGGCAGCCGGCCACGACGATCGTGTGGGAGAACATCGTCAAGGCGTACGCCCGCATGCTCCCCTCGAGCCTCGGGAACGCCGAGTGGGTGGCGAACATCGACTCGTTCCCCGAGCTGGCCACCATGGCCCTGTCGGTCGGTACCGGCGGCTCGGCCATCTGGCTGAACAACGGCGCCGAGGGCCCGCCGATGACGATCCTGGGCCGCCCCGTGACCTTCACCGAGAAGGTCCCCACCGTCGGCTCCGCGGGCGACATCAACTTCGTGGACCTGTCGTACTACGCGATCGGTGACCGGCAGGTCATGCAGGCCGAGTCGTCGCCGCACTTCCGGTTCCAGAACGACCTCACCGCGTACCGGTTCATCCAGCGGGTCGATGGTCGGCCGCTGATCGAGTCGGCGATCACCCCCCAAGCAGGGCAGCGCGACGCTGTCGCCGTTCGTGAAGGTCGCCGTCCGGGCCTGATAGGTAGTCCCGCCCCCGGGCCGGCATTCACACCCCGGCCCGGGGTCATCCAACACGGCAATCAACCCCCGTCAAGGAGGGGAAAAATGCAGGCCCTAGGCCGTCTCGTGAACTTCCTGCCCACCGCCGACAACGTCTACGTGAACATGCGTGACGCAGAGAACGCGGTGTTCCTGTGCGTCGGAGGCAACGCCGAGACGTTCACGCTCACCGAAGCGAAGGACGCCGCTGGCACCGGCGCCCAGGCGCTCGCCACCCTGACCCAGATCTGGGTCAACGCCGGCGCCGCTGGTGCGACCACGTGGGCGACCGCCGCCCCCACCTCGGGCAGCGTGGCCACCACGACCACGGCGCTGCCTGTGGCTGTGCTGGAGGTCTCCGGTGCCGAGCTGTCGGACACCTACGACTACATCAAGGTGGCGTCGTCGAGCACCGGGACCGTCGTGATCATCACCACGGACCTCAAGTCGCAGCGCTCGCCCGCCAACCTGCCCGCGATCGGAGCCTGACCATGACCACCATGATCCAGGGCAGCCAGATCCGGGACATCGCTCTCGGCCAGGTCGCCACGAAGTCCACCGGCACCCTCGCCGCCACCACCGTCCCCCTGTTCACCGTCGCCACCGGCCGCGTGCTCGTCACCGCCATGTGGGGCGTCGTGACCACGTCGATCACCGTGGCGAACAGCTACAAGCTCCAGTTCAACCCGACCACGGGCGACACGCAGGACATGTGCGCCGCCACCGACATCGGCACCACCGACACGCTCGCCGGGTCGGTCCTGCAGTTCGGGCTGGCCACCACCACGGCCCCGCCCAAGCTCATGTCGATCGGCTACGGCACGGCCCGCCTCGACACCGCGCTGACCATCGGGCAGATCGAGCACGTCTCCGCGGGCACCGACGGTGTCATCACGTGGAACCTGTGCTGGATCCCCCTCGACAACGGCGCCACGCTGGTCGCCGCCTGACGTTGGTCCACCGCTGCGGCTGCGGGGCACGGTGGCGGGTACGCCTCACCGTGTGCCCGCGCTGCCGCGGGACCAACACGATGGAGCCTGAGGAGGCCACCATGCCCAAGATCACCAACGCCACCGGCCCCAGCGTCGCCGTCGCCGACGCCGAAGCCCCGGCGGTGACCGACGAGTCCGCCGTTGCGGGGCGGCAGGAGGGTGAGCCGCGGGACGACACGCCCGCGGCCCCCTCCGACCAGCCCGACGACGGCGACCCCGGAGACGACCCCCAGGACGGCGAGGACGCCGACGAGCCCGTCGAGGCCGTCCGGCCCAAGCCCTCCGACTCCCGGGGCGACTGGGAGGCCTACGCCCGCCTGCTCGGCGTCCCCGACGAGCAGATCGTCTCCGCCCGCACCAAGGCCGACCTGCAAGCCTGCTGCGACCAGCTGCAAGCCGACAGCAACCGCGCCCCGAGCTGACAGGAGGCCCGCGTGGGCAAGGCCACCAAGACCACAGGTGCCAGCCACCGCGGGAACATCGTCGCCCCCGACACCGAGATCCTGCCCAACCAGGACCTCGAGTTGCCGGGGTCGACGTCGGACCTGGCTGTCGGGGGGGACGATCAAGTCGACCGGGGTGATGACCGTCGGCGGGGTCACACTGACGGGGAACACGACGGCGAACACGCTGGCGATCTCGGCTGCGCTGAACACGTTCCACGACTTCACGTTCACGAACGCCCCGTCGATGACGACGGACGGGACGATGACCTCGGCCGCCGGCACCGTCGCCGGCGTGCCGAGGGTCGTGCTCACCAAGGGGCAGCGCATCAAGTGGGCCCGTGAGGTGCCCGCGGGCTGGTCGCAGGTGTCCCTGAACTTCCTGTGGACGAAGGAAGCGGCCAGCACCGGCAACGCGCACTGGTCGATCACGTACGTGGTGCTCAACTTCCTGTCCGCCCCCGCGTTCGACACGACCCCCACCACCGTCGACCTCGGCGGGATCGCCGTGCCGGCCAACCCGGCGCAGACCGCGAAGTACACGATCTCGACGGGCGTGCAGGCCGTGTCGACCCCGGCGCAGGCGTTCGGTATCCCGCCGCTGCTGATCGCCACCCTGACCCGTGTCAATGACGCCACCGACACGGTGAGCACGGGCGAGGTGTCGGTGGTGGCCATGAACCTGTCGAGGACGTCGTCGTGATCGCACTCATCTTCCCCGGGTCCTGCGAGGTCACGTACCTCGGCGACGACCGGTGGCGCGCCGTGGCCCACAACCCCGCCACCGGGGGCTGCGACGGCGCCGCGGCCACCTTCACGGCGCCCGACGGGCTCGACCCGGTCCGGTCGCTCGACGACCAGGACACGCTGCGCTCCCTCGCTGAGGCCGCCCTGCCATGAGCGGATGGGGCACGCTCATCGGGATCTACCGGGAAGCGGCACAGCGCTACACCGAAGAGACAAACGCCGAGCCCGTCGCCTGCCCCCAGGACGGCGAGCCGCTCGAGCGTGGCCCCGACGGCCGGCTGTTCTGCCCCTGGGGTGACTGGCGCCAGCAGTAGCCGCGCGTCACCCGACCCGTAGCGTCGCTCGCACATACCCCTGACCGCTCACCCACGGGTAGAGCTGGCACCAGTAAGCGAGTGCGAGGGAATGGGACGACCGGGATACTGCACACGGGAAGCCGTCAAAACGGCTCTCGATTCAAAGGCCACGTCGCGTGACGACGAGCAGATCGACCGGGCCGTCCTGTCCGCCTGCGAGACCGTCGACGGGTTCCTCCACTGGGCGCACATCGACCCCAGGGTCGACACCCGCTACTTCGACTTCCCGAACCGCTCCCACGCCGACCCCGGGCGCCTGTGGCTCGACAACCAGGGCCTCATCTCGCTCACCACCGCCACCACAGGCGGCGACTCGCTGACGGTCGCCGATCTGCTGCTCGAACCGGTCAACGACGGCCCGCCGTTCGTGTCGGTCAACACCGACTTCGACACCGACGCCTCCTACGGCGGCGCCACCGGCTGGCAGCGCAACGTCGCCCTCACCGGCCTGTGGGGCTACGCGGACGACCAGCGGCCCGCCGGCGCCCTCGCTGAAGCCCTCGACAGCTCCGAGACCGGCGTGGACGTCACCGACGGCTCGAAGATGGGCGTCGGTTCGCTGCTGGTGTGCGAGTCCGAACGGATGATCGTCACCGCCCGCGGCTGGCTCGACTCGGGCCAGAACCTCGGCGCCAACCTCGACGACCTCCCCTCCGCCCAGCTGGTCAACCTGACGTCGGGTGTGGCGTTCAACGTGGGCGAGTCGATCCTCATCGACGCCGAAGAGATGCTCCTGGTCGGGATCGCCGGGAACAACGGCGTCGTGCAGCGGGCCTGGAACGGGTCCACCCTCGCCGAGCACACCTCCGGCGCCGACATCTACGCCTCCCGCACCCTGACGGTCGAGCGGGGCGCCAACGGGACCACCGCCGCCGCCCACAACACGGCCACCGCGCTGACGGTATGGCGGGCCCCGCAGCTCATCGAGTCGCTGGCGATCGCCGAGGCGCAGGTCCAGGTCGCCCAGGAAGAGGCGTCGTACGCCCGCACCGTCGGCGAGGGCGAAGCGATGCGCGAAGCCGCGGGACGGGCGCTCACCGCTCTGCGTGACCTGTGCTGGACGGCGCACGGACGCAACCGGATCGGGGCCGTGTGATGGGCCTGTCCATCGAAGTGGACGCCACCGGCGGGCTCGACATGCTCCGCAACCTCGGCGACGGCATCCCCATGGGCATGGACCGTGCGCTCGAGCTGATCGCCCGCCGCGGTGAGGACATCGTCCAGGACAAACCTGCGGTCGTCGTTGCGGAACCCGACGGGGGTTCTACCAGTCCCGCATCCGCTCTGAGCCGGCCGGGACGGCGTGGACGGTCAACGACGGCGGTGTGATCTACGGGGCGTGGCTCGAAGGCGTCGGGTCCCGCAACCGCACGACCCGGTTCAAGGGCTACAGCTCGTTCCGGCGTGCCGCGCAGGCGTTGCAGCGCGAAGCGCCGGTGATAGCCGAGCGCGAGGTCGCCGACGCGGTGCGGAGGATCACCGGGTGAGCGGACTCACCGTCGCCCAGTTCCAGGCCCTCCAGGCTGTCGTGCGGGCCGTCCCGCAGCGCCTCGGCCTGTTCCGCAACACCCTCGGCCACGAACCCAAGAACGCCCCCGGCCGCGGGCTCACGTGCTCGGTGTTCCTCCATGAGATCGCACCCACCACGTCCGGGCTCGCCTCGACGTCGCTCAAGGTGACGTTCAACGTGCGGTTGCAGATGCCGATGCTCGACGACCCCGAAGACGACATCGACCCGACGCTCGGGTCCGCCGCGGTGTCCGTGATGGCCGGGTACGCGGGCGGGTTCTCCCTCACCGACGTCGACACGGTCGGCATCGACGTCCGCTCCGTCGACATCCGCGGGATGGCCGGCACCCCCATGGTCGCCCCGTTCGGATACCTCGACCACGACGGCAAGAAGTACCGGGCCGTGCTCATCACCGTCCCCCTCATCATCAACCACGTCCTCACGGAGAGTGCCTGATGGCTGTAGAAACCGGGCTCGGCCAGGGCCTGTGGATCGCCGGGATCGACTGCTCGGGCGACACCGGGTCGTGGTCGATGAACAGCCCGACCGCCATGCAGGACATCACCGGGATCGACCTGTCGGCGACTCGCCGCCTGCCGCTCCAGCGCGACGGGTCGGTGACGATAAACCAGTTCTTCAACGACGTCACCGGCGGGTCGTTCCAGGGCATGAAGGCCAACGCCTTCTCCCAGGTCCTCAACTACGACGTCGCCCTCATCACAGGGTCGACCCTCGGTGACCCGGCGTGGGCCGGGCGGTTCCGGCAGACCGACATGCCGTTCACCCGCACCCAGGCCGGCGAGTTCACGTTCGCGTCGAACTGGTCGGGGAACGGCTACGGCGTCGAGTGGGGGCGCCTCCTCACCGCCGGGAAGCGCAACCGACTCGACCGCTACCGCGCCCGCCACCGGCGTCGACTTCAACCAGGACGGCGGCGCCTCCACCGCGTTCGATGGCAGGCCTGGCTGCACGTCTTCGCGTTCACCGGGACCAGCGTCACCGTCACCATCCAGGACTCGGCGGACAACTCGGCGTTCGCGAACCTCACCGGCGGGGCGTTCACCGCCAAGACCGCCATCGGCAACCGAACGCCTCGAAGGTGGCCGCACCGCCACCGTCAGGCGCTACCTCAAGGTCAACACCACCGGCACGTTCTCCAACGCCGTGATCGGTGTCGTGTTCAACCGCAACCTCACCGCCACCGAGTTCACGGCCCCGTGATGGACCCCCGGACCCTCGACCCGCTCGCCGGGATGACCGGCCCCATCCGCCGCAACGCCATCGCCTCGTTCTCGACGATGGGTCTCGGCGCCAACCTCCCCGCGTCGGCCACCACCACGTTCCAGATCGCCGCGCCCCGCTCGACCCACACCACCCCGCCACGTGCGCCGAGGTCGACTGCGCCGCCTGGCGGGGCGGGTTCAACGTCGTCTGCGACCACACGGCCACCGGCCGGGCGTGGGCGCGCCGCATCCGCACCCTCTGCCGCCCCGCGGGCGCCCGCCTGTCGCCGGTCGTCGCCGCCCGCGTCCACGGCCGGTACACGCTCACCGTCGACGGGTCCGGCGCCGAGACGTTCACGTTCCCCGCCGGCACACCGTGCTTCACCGAGCACCGCCGCACCCTCGACCGGCCCGAGCTCTACGTCGTGCGGGACGGCGACATCCGCGGGAACCCGCGCCGCACACCCATCCGCACCCACGACAACCCCGAGCTGTGGATCGAAGAGTCCGCAGAACACCTCGACGCCCTGCACCGAGCGCAGGGCTGACGTTGACCAACCGAAGGAGACGACATGGCCGTTGAATCTGGCCTCGGGTGGACGACGTTCACCGTGGCAGACAGCAGCGCATCCGCCCGCGACATCCGCTCGTCCACCACGTCCCTGTCGTTCGCGACGCCGCGTGGGGTGCAGGACGTGACTGCGCTGAGCCAGTCGGCGATGGCGAGGCTGCTGTTGCTCGCCGACGCCACCGTCACCCCCCGCCGGGGTGTTCGACGACGGCTCCAACCTGGCGCACGACGTGTTCAAGACCGTCCCGTCGACCAGCGTGGCCCGAGCGGTGGTGCTGGCCATCTCCGGTCAGACCCTGTTCTCGTCGCCTGCGTGCACGTTCTTCCCGACCGACTACGCCCTGACCCGGGCCCAGTCGGGTGAGTTCACGTGGACCGCCCCGCTCGTGCTCGCGAACGGCCTCGTCCCCGCCTGGACCTGACCCATGGAGAACATCACCGACCGACTCGGCCTGCGCCGCGCCCTCATCGGGTGCGCGGCCGCCCTGTTCGCCGCGGCCACGCTCGCCCTCGTCGGCACGCCACTCACCACGGCACCCTCCCGGTCCCCTGATGGTCGCCTACGACGACACCGTCGACCTCGTGTTCAACCACCCCAAGCTCGACGAGCTCGAGGTGACCGCCCGCGAGGTCGACATCGGCGCCTACACCCGAGTGCTGTGGCTCATGTCCGGGGGCCGCAACCTGCTCAACGACGAGAACATGGTCCACGTCGGCGAGATGAACGAGATCGTCGCCGCGTCCATCGCGTCATGGAACCTCGACGTGCCCCGCTCCGACCCGCCCGAACCCCTCCCGGTCACGGCCGAGAGCCTCAACGGCCTGCCGTGGCGGCTACGCCGGCACATCATCGACGCGTGGATCGACGCGCAGGTCGGTCTTGCCGACCCTTTCGAGCAGCCATCGAACGGTGGCGCGCCTCTGGCGGAGATCCCGGCGACGCCCCTGGCGAGCTGACCGGACCGCTCATGCTTCTGAACCTGCTCCGCGCCTTCCCCCAGTACAAGCTGTGCGATCTGCGGGCCGAGGGGACCGGGCTGGTGCGCCTCCTGGCGTTGGAGCAGGCGATGAAGGCCCCGCGGGAAGGCGCCGACGCAGACGCCGAGGTGGTGGCGCTCCATGGTTGACCCGATCCAGATCCGCATCACCGGTGAGGACGACTCCGGCGATGCCATCGGCTCGGCCGCCGACGGCCTCGAGAAGATCGGCAAAGCCGCCAAGGCCGCAGAGCGGCCCCTCGACCAGGCATCCAAGGGCCTCGACGACATGGGCGACTCGGCCAAGGACATCGACCGGCAGATGTCGTCGCTCGACTCGGCCGTGTCCAAAGCCGGCGGCGGGTTCCGCGACATGGCCAAGGACGCCCAGCGCGCCGAGGCCGAGCTCGACCAGATGGGCGATACGACCCGCCGGCTCGACAAGTTCATCGGCGACGGCGGACGCAAGGTCGAGGAGTACGGGACAGGCATCGGCGGCGTCGGCGACCGCTTCGACGAGCTCGACACCCGGGCCATGGGCGCTGCGGACGGGTTCGCCGGTCTGACCGACGCCATGAAGTGGAACAAGCTCACCGCCCAAGAACAGGCGATGGTGTTCTCCGACCTCGGGTCGTCCATGTACAACTTCATCATCCCGCAGGTGCAGTCCCTCGGTAAAAGCCTGTCGGGGCTCACCGAGAAGATGGGCGGGATGAAGAACGTCGCCATCGGCGGCGCTGCTGTGATCGGCATCGGAGCGCTGACCGCGGGGTTGATGGCGCTCGACCAGCAGTACGAGCAGGAGACGTCGGAGAACCTCGACGACCTGTCCAACAAGCTCCAGGGCATGACGTACGCGTCGACCCCGGCGAACGAGTCGCTGATCGGGTTGATGGCGTCGATCGGGAAGCTCGATGAGCTGTGGGAGCGGGCGAAAGCGGCGGGTGACGACCAGGCCGAACAGTTCCTGGAGCTGGCCGCGAACGCCGGGGTGTCCGAGGACCAGATCGCCGAGTACCGGTCGGAGCTGGACAACAAGAACGCCGCCGAGGAAGCGGGCGTCACGGCGACGGACCGCATGACCGAGGCCATGAAGGCCGAGGCCGACGCCGTGCGCGGGGTCAACGACGCGGTGAGGGCGGCCACGGATCCGCTGTTCGGGATGCTCGACGCCATGAACCAGCAGCGTGACTCGCAAGCTGCTGTGAACGAGGCGGTCCTCGCCTACCACGACGCCGTGAACAAGCACGGCGAGGGCAGCTCGGAGGCGGCCGACGCGCTGCGGACCCTCAACGACGCGCAGGACGACGCGGTCATGTCTGCCGCGGACCTGGAGTCGGCGGAAGCGGACCTGACGGCGCAGATCAAGGAGCACCCGGCGTCGTTGTCGAACGCCCGCAACGCCCTGGAGCGCTGGCGTCAGCAGGGGTCGATCACCGAGGGCCAGGCCCGGCGGATGGCCACCCGGTTCGAGAACGCCGCGGACGAAGCGAACCGCATCCAGGGGACCCGCACGGCCCGCCTGGAAGCCCGGGACAACGCGTCGGGCAAGATCATCTCGGCGGGGAACCGGCTGCGCGAGCTGGACGGGTCGACCGCGAACGTGACGATCCAGGCGTTCGCCCGGCTCATCGGCCGCAGCCTCCCCGGCGCCAGCTTTCTCGGCCTCGCGTCCGGTGGGATCACCCCGGACTACTCGACCGCCGCGCAGGGCGGACCCCGTTCCAACCGGGTCCTCGTCGGTGAGCACGGCCCCGAGATCGTCGACCTGGCGCCCGGGTCCCGGGTGCACTCGAACCCCGACACCGAACGGATGCTCGCCGGGGGCGCCGGCGCCGCCCCGGCGCTCGTCTACCAGGGCGACGGCTCGCCCCTCGACCGGGCCTTGTTCGACTACTTCCGGGACCGCATCCGTTTCGAGCACGGCGGCGACGTCCAACGCGGCCTCGGCTGGAACTGACGTGGCCGCACCCGGCAAGTTGGAAGGGGCGTTCAACCCCGACCGGTCCGCCGACCCGCTCTCGTGGGACTGGGTCGACCTGTCCGCCCTCACCGCCCTGAACAACGTGACGATCACCCGCGGCCGGTCGTCGTCGCGCACAGGCATCGCGGATCCGTCCTCCGCGACGTTCCCGCTCCGCAACGGCGGCGGCGACACCGGCGTCACCCTCGGCTCCCTCACTCCCCGCAAAGCAACCGGCGACTGGTACCCCGGCATCGGCCGCGGGATGGTCCTACGTCCACAGCGTCAACGCCGGCGCCTCCTGGCTCGCCGTCGACGGCACCTCCACATCACGGGCGTCCACACCCGACGCGGCGTCGCTCGACATCACCGGTGACTTCGCCATCGCCATCCAGTTCCGGGCACCGCTGCGCCCCGCCCCCAACGGCGGCGCCTACGAGATCGCCGGGAAGTGGGGCGCGGCGGGCCAGCGGTCGTGGCGTGTCCTCGGCGGCCAGACCGGCACCATCAACTGGCAGTGGTCCGCGGACGGGACCGCTACCACCGGCGAGTCCGTCACCGAACTGGCCGTCCCGACACCCACCGCCGGGTGGCTCACCTGGGCACTCGAGTTCGACGTCAACAACGGCGCCGGCGGCAACACCGCCACCTTCTACGTCCTCAAGGGCACCATCACCGACCTGCTCGCCGGCAAGGCCGCCTACGTGTTCGGCGCCGCCGACATCAACAGCGGCACCACGTCGATCTTCTCGTCCACAGCCACCGTCGAGGTCGGCAGCCTCGCCAACGCCGGGTTCTCGCCGTACCCGGGCGGCATCGGCCGCGTGTTCATCCGCTCCGGGCTCCTCGACTCCGGCACCATCGCCGCGGACGCCGACTTCACTGCCGAAGCCGCCGGCACCACGTCGTTCGCCGATGACGCCGCCACCCCCAAGACATGGACGATCACCAGCCCCGCGGCGATCACCGACCGCAAGACCCGCCTCATCGGCGAGTACGCATCCAACCAGGGCGCCTACCCCGGCAAGAACGTCGACGGGACCGCCCAGCGCACCATCACCGCAGCCGGCCCGCTGCGCCGCATGCGCCAAGGCGCCAAACCCCTGCGCTCCGCCCTCTACCGGCGCATCACCAACCCCGTCACCGACACCACCGTCTACGGGTACTGGCCGCTCGAGGACGGCCGCGAGTCCACGTCGATCTACACGGTCGGCGGGATCAACGGCGGCGTGATGGCCATGAACCTCGCCGGTGACGACACCCTCGCCGCGTCGGAGGCGCTCCCCACGATCTCCGGTGGCCAGCCCTACGGGTGGAACCTGCGGCTACCGCCCCTCGCCCCCACCGACACGTGGGAGTACACGGGCCTGTACCGGATCCCTGTCGCCCCCCGACGCCGGGGCGTCGGAGTACGTCGACCTGCAGCGCATCGACTGCGGCGGCGGCGCCACCTCCCAGTGGGTCATCCGTGTCGACGACACCAACATGTCGCTGTTCGCGAAGGACCTCGACGGCGTCAACGTCCTCTCGGCCACCGCCGGGGTAGACGCGTCGATGTTCGGCCGGTGGATGATCGTTCAGCTCGTTATTGGCCTCTCGGGCCTGAACATCACCTACGACCTGTCGTTCCGTCCCCTCCCCGACGCCGGGGCGTTCGCCCTGTCGGGGACCCTCGCTTCCCTCGGCCTCGCCGCCGGGCGGCCCATCGGGCTACGTACCCTCGAAGACTCGGCCGCCCAGGAGGGCATCTCGGTCGGGCACTTCATCATCACGACCGGCGCGGTCGACGGGTGGCTCGCCCCCGCCGATACCGCGTACGCCGGGGAACCGGCCCCCGCCCGCGTGTTCCGGTTGTGCCGCGAGGAACAGGTCCCCGTCGTCGTCGACGGCCCCCACCTGGTGGGGACGGCCAGCGGGGGCTGGGCGGCGTCGATCGCCGCTGGCGCGGTCGCTCTCGGCCCGCAGCGCGCCAAGCCGCTGCTCGACCTGCTCGAGGAGTGCGCTGTCGCCGATCAGGGGTATGTGGGCGAGCCGTTCGACCTGTTGGGGATCTCGTACCGGTCGGGGGCGACGCTCCGCAACCAGGCAGCGGCGTTGTCGTTGACCGACGAGGTCGGGGACCTGGTTCCCAACGACGACGACCGGGACTACGTGAACCGGGTGACCGTGACCCGGGAGCAGGGGTCGCAGATCGAGCTGACAGCGACGGGCGACGACGACCCCGACCCTGCGGGTGCCGGCATCGGCGTGCTCTACGAGGGTGCCCGCACGGTCAACGTCGTGTCGGACCTGCACGTCACCGACCAGGCGTCGTGGTGGCTGCACGAGGCGACGTGGCCGGAGGAACGCTACGACCAGGCCACGATCAACATCGACACGGCCGACGAGTCGACGTTGGACGCGTTCGACGGGTTCAACGTCGGGGACGTGGTCGCCGCAACGTCGGTGCCCGCCGACCTGGTGACCGACGAGGTC